CGACACAGGAAGCAAGTACGGTATAGACGGCGGTAAGGTTTCCAAACTGATGCTCAAGCGAGAAGGCGTTATCGTTGCCAACTACGAGAGAGGCTGGGGTATCAAGCCGATTGACCCCGACGCGCAGCTTGCGGTAGAGATTCTCCTGCACAGCGAAAACTACTGACAACAACCGGGATTACGGCCCTTCGGGGCTGTATCTCGTACAGATAGGCACGACCGCATGAACGGTCTTTTTTTATGCCCTTTGAAGGAGGTGACTGCGTATTCGCAAGCTGAAAAAGTACACGCCGACCGCGTATAAGGCGAAAGACTCTTGCTACAGCAAGGTAGCCGCCGATTATGCGGTCGGTTTCATTGAATGCTTGTGCCACACCAAAGGCACATGGGCGGGTAAGCCATTTGAACTGATCGACTGGCAGGAGCAAATCATCCGTGATTTATTCGGCATCCTGAAACCCAACGGGTACAGGCAGTTCAATACGGCGTATATCGAAATACCGAAAAAGATGGGCAAATCGGAACTTGCGGCGGCGGTCGCATTGCTCCTGTGCTGTGGCGACGGAGAGGAACGTGCCGAAGTCTACGGCTGTGCTGCCGACCGCCAGCAGGCGTCTATCGTGTTTGAGGTCGCCGCCGATATGGTGAAGATGTGTCCGGCGCTGTCAAAGCGTGTGAAGATACTCGCTTCACAAAAGCGCATCGTGTACCTTCCCACCAACAGCTTTTATCAGGTGCTTTCCGCAGAAGCGTACTCGAAGCACGGTTTCAATATCCACGGCGTTGTGTTCGACGAACTGCATACGCAGCCGAACCGCAAGCTGTTCGACGTTATGACCAAGGGCTCCGGCGACGCGAGAATGCAGCCGCTGTATTTCCTTATCACGACGGCGGGTACGGACACCCACTCCATCTGCTATGAGACGCACCAGAAGGCCAAGGATATTCTTGAAGGCAGAAAAGCTGACCCCACCTTCTATCCCGTGATATACGGAGCCGCCGAGGAGGATGACTGGACTGACCCCAAGGTATGGAAAAAGGCGAATCCGTCGCTCGGTATCACGGTCGGCATAGATAAGGTCAAAGCCGCCTGTGAGTCGGCGCGGCAGAACCCCGCCGAGGAGAACAGCTTTCGCCAGCTTCGCCTGAATCAATGGGTCAAGCAGGCGGTGCGCTGGATGCCTATGGAGAAATGGGACAATTGTGCGTTCGCCGTGAATGAAAGCGACATTGAGGGGCGCGTCTGCTACGGAGGGCTGGACTTATCCTCTACGACGGATATCACGGCGTTCGTGCTGGTGTTCCCGCCGCAGGACGAGGACGACAAATACGCCGTACTTCCGTACTTTTGGATTCCAGAGGACAACATCGGCCTGCGTGTGCGGCGTGACCATGTGCCTTACGACACATGGGAGAAGCAGGGCGTACTGCTGACGACCGAAGGTAATGTGGTTCATTACGGATTTATCGAGCAGTTCATCGAGAAACTCGGCGAACGATTCAACATCCGTGAGATCGCGTTCGACCGCTGGGGCGCTGTGCAGATGGTGCAAAACCTTGAAGGCATGGGCTTTACCGTCGTGCCGTTCGGACAGGGCTTCAAAGATATGAGTCCGCCGACCAAGGAACTCATGAAGCTGGTGCTGGAAGAGAAGATCGCGCATGGCGGTCAGCCGGTCTTGCGCTGGATGATGGATAACATCTTCATCCGTACCGACCCGGCGGGCAACATCAAGCCCGACAAGGAAAAGTCCACGGAGAAGATCGACGGCGCGGTCGCCACCATTATGGCGCTTGACCGTGCGATTCGATGCGGTAACGATACGAGTGCTTCGGTCTACGACGACCGCGGTATTTTGTTTATTTGAGGAGGTCAACAGACATGGGATTGTTTACAGGCATTTTCCGTTCACGGGATAAGCCCCAAAACAGGACGGCAGGAAGCAGTTACAGCTTTTTCTTTGGCGGTTCTTCTTCCGGCAAAAACGTGAATGAAATGTCCGCCATGCAAATGACGGCGGTCTACTCGTGCGTGAGGATACTGGCGGAGGCCGTGGCCGGTTTGCCGCTGCATCTATACCGATATACGGATGGCGGCGGCAAGGAAAAAGCGGTCGACCATTCGCTGTACATCCTGCTTCACGACGAGCCTAACCCGGAGATGAGTTCTTTCGTATTCCGCGAAACGCTCATGACGCACCTGCTTTTGTGGGGCAACGCTTACGCGCAGATCATTCGCAACGGCAAGGGCGAAGTCATAGGGCTGTACCCGCTCATGCCAAACCGTATGAGCGTGGAAAGGGATTCGAGCGGACGGCTGTATTACAGCTACACCCGTTCAAACGACGAAGCGCCGACCATGAAAGGCACGACCGTCACGCTTCGGCCGTCGGATGTGCTGCATATCCCCGGACTGGGCTTTGACGGGCTGGTCGGCTACTCTCCCATCGCAATGGCAAAGAATGCGATAGGCATGGCTATGGCCTGCGAGGAGTACGGCGCCAAGTTCTTTGCCAACGGCGCCGCTCCGGGCGGCGTGCTGGAACACCCAGGCACGATCAAGGACCCCGCACGGGTGCGTGAAAGCTGGCAGACCACCTTCGGTGGCAGCGGCAACAGCAACAAAATCGCCGTTTTGGAAGAGGGCATGAAATATACGCCTATCGGGATTTCTCCCGAACAGGCGCAGTTTCTTGAGACGAGGAAGTTTCAGATAAACGAGATCGCTCGGATTTTCAGAGTCCCGCCGCACATGGTCGGCGATCTCGAAAAGTCGAGTTTTTCGAATATCGAACAACAGTCCCTCGAGTTTGTAAAATATACGCTCGACCCGTGGGTGGTGCGCTGGGAACAGTCCATCACGCGCTCCCTGCTCTCGCAGGACGAAAAAGCGAACTATTTCGTGAAGTTCAATCTTGAGGGGCTGCTTCGCGGCGACTATCAAAGCCGAATGAACGGTTATGCCATAGCGCGGCAGAACGGCTGGATGTCCGCGAACGACATCCGCGAGTTGGAGAACCTCGACCGCATCCCCGGAGAGGACGGCGGCGATCTCTACCTCATCAACGGCAATATGCTCCCGCTGAAAAACGCGGGGGCTTTTGCAGATACCACTACTTCTGCAGGGAAGGAGGAAACTGAAGATGGGTATAAAGAAACCGACAGCGAAGAAGTTCTGGCGGTGGAAAAACCAAAGCGACGAGCCGGAAGCGGAACGGGTGCTTGAACTCTACGGCACGATTGCTGAAGAAACATGGTTCGATGACGACATCACCCCCGCTCTGTTCAAAGAGGAGCTCATGAGCGGAAGCGGCCCTGTTACCATTTGGATCAATAGTCCGGGCGGCGACTGTGTGGCTGCGAGTCAGATCTACGGAATGCTCATGGACTATAAAGGGAACGTCACAGTCAAAATCGACGGCGTAGCGGCGTCGGCCGCTTCCGTTATTGCTATGGCGGGAACAAAGGTGCTTATGGTTCCTACGGCGCTGATGATGATCCACAACCCGATGACTCTCGCTATTGGCGACAGCGAGGAAATGCACAAAGCGATCGCCATGCTTGCGGAGGTCAAAGAGAGCATTCTCAACGCTTACGAGATCAAGACCGGGCAGTCCAGAGCAAAGCTCAGTCACCTTATGGACGCCGAAACGTGGATGAATGCGAACAGAGCCATTGAGCTTGGGTTTGCCGACGATGTGCTTACCGATGAAAAGAAGGTCGTGGATGATTTCACGGCTTTTTCTTTTTCACGCAAAGCCGTCACAAACTCGCTTCTGAACAAACTGACGCGCCGATCCGCTGAAACCGCGGCAATTGCCCCAAAGCCCGAAAAGACCGGGCGCAGCGTAGACGCTCTATATGAGCGGCTCGACATTATGAAACAATATTGAGGAGGAAACCAAAATGACAATTCTTGAACTGCGTGAAAAGCGCGCAAAAGCGTGGGAAGCCGCGAAAGGCTTCCTTGACTCCCATCGTACCGAAAAGGGTACGCTGACCGCCGAGGACGACGCCACCTACGCTC